TGGTGGGGACGCGCCGACACGGTCGCGATCTGGCGTAGGTTCTGATCGAGCGCGTTGTCCCCCCGGCGTGTGAGGCTCTACAATGCCGACATTGGTTCAAGCCGCAGCGAATGACCGCTCCCCGCCCTTCGAGACGAATACCTTAGCGGCACACCTCAGTGGATCAAAGTTGTGAAACCAGATAATAAGAACAAATGGATTTTGTTTTCTACGATCTTGAAACCACGGGGATCTCGCCTGAGTTCGACCAACCGCTGCAGTTCGCGGCGATTCTGACAGATGAGAATTTCGTAGAGAAGAACCGGGTTAACCTCCGTTGCCGGTTGGCGCCCCATATCCTGCCGTCACCGCAGGCGTTGGTTGTGACGCGGGTCAGCCCTGATCAGTTAACTGACCCAAGCCTACCATCGCTGTTCGAGTTCTCGCAGCAAGTAGCCGAGTTCACTGAACGATGGTCCCCGGCCATCTGGGTCGGCTACAATACGATAAAGTTCGATGAGGAGGTGCTACGGCAGACCTTCTATCAGAACCTATCACCGAACATTTACGTCACGCAGTTCAATGGCAACACGCGCTTCGATATTCTGCCAGCAGTCTACGCTACTTATGCTCGGGAGCCTGATATCCTGGCCTGGCCCACCGATGACACAGGCCGGCGGAACTTCAAGCTCGACCAACTTGCGCCCGCAAATGGGTTCAATGCCCATAACGCACATGATGCTTTGGGGGATGTTGAGGCGACCATCCACATCGCACGCCTAATTGCCACCCGAAGCCCAGCGCTATGGTTAGAGTTACTCGATAACGCGCATAAGGCCCGGGTGCAGGGCAAGCTTGAAAGCTTTAAACCCTATGAACTGGTCACCCGATTTGGCGGCGGGGATCCCCGATCCCACGTGGGCTGTTTCTGCGGGTACTCTCATGGCAACAGCGCGCAGGCGGCCTTCTTCGATCTGGATGCCGCGGATCCGTCTGATTTCCTCGAGGCCTCTGATAAGACGATCTTTGCGGCAGTGGATGCCACGCCGAAGATCATCAGAGGCGTGTCCACAAATAAAGCGCCCGCGCTCCTGGAGCACTCAGCGCCCAGCGCCGAGCATGTGCGCCGTGCTGGGGTCATCGCCGAGGCACCTAAGTTTCGTCAGCGTGTAGGCGCTGCAATGGCGGCTCGCTTTATCGAAGACCCAGACGCCCCACCAAAGCCGGTTGAGCGACAGATCTATGGGCAGTTTTACTCCAACGCTGACAAACAACTCCTGCAGGAGTTTCAGCGTGTGAGCTGGCCACGACGCCAGGAAATCGTGTCGAGCCTTTCGGACCCACGCCTGCGCCAGCTCGGTCGGCGGTTGGTGGCGTTTTATAGTCCGGAGCTGCTGAACGCGAAAGAGATGGCTCTATTCCAGGGTTATCTGCGTCAAAAATGGTCTTCTCCGGATACCACAGAGACAGAGTGGATGACCCTATCAAAGGCGCGCTCGGCACTCGAAGATCTCAGGGAGGAAGGTGCAGCTGCTCAGGGTGAACTCGATGAGATTGCTGCATTCATTGAGCGGTGGACATCCCGATCAAAACTACAGACGAGATGAAAACCCTTACAAGTTATCGATGAGAGCCGGCGATCGCACTCCAATTCGACCTTGCTATGGTGTCCAGATAGGACTTCTTTCCGATTTATAACTGGTGGTCCGCTCGTGATTATGCTCGGTGAACTTTTCGTTGTCGCACTCTCGAGCCCACGAAATTAAATTAGACAAAAGGCGTTTTACCTCACGACGCTTAGGTGGCGAAGGGTCGGCTAACGCGTCATGAAGTTGGGACGCAAGATGACCAAATTTTACTGCAGTTTGTGTCTCTCTTACTAACCATGCAAAACACGTGCTTGACAGAAAAGCATTGCGAATTTCTTTCAATGTAGGGCTATCATTTAATGAAAACAGCTTCAGATCATGCGCTACACCCTCATCAAATTTATCTCCCAACATCAAATCGGCCGGACGCCCACAAAGAGGGAGATCGTCTTTACACAGTCTTCCCATGCAATCCGAAGTCAAGCGTCGGATAAATGCGTTTGGCATTTGTATAGGAGAAACTGCGTTTAATATTTCATCATGCCTTGGACATTCGGCAAGTTCACGTTGAATTTCCGCTATCGATTGAGGATCCAAATGCATGGCCTCTCGCTGAAGCTCTTCAACAAAATGAATTAGGTCTTTGGAGGGCGCCATCTGAACGGCAGCTTCTATGTTGCCGGCACCATGTTTTAGAGGTAGTCCAGACGAAGTTAAGTTGGCACTGCCGACGAACACATGATTGTCAAACAAGAAAACTTTGGCGTGTAGTCTGGGGTGGATAAAAAAAGAGCCTCCCTTTGACATTGTCTCATTCGCAGCTTTAAAGTCGCTGGCACCCGCCAGTAAATCTGCCAAACGCCATCGGGAAAAGACCTTGAGGTCACATCCTCCATTGACGTCCATTCGCTCCAAAAAACCGCTTTTTACGAAGCCGCTGACAAGCCAGACACGCTCTGAGCTAGCAGCAGCTTCGTTGACTGCAAAATGAAGCGATGTGCCTGTCAACAGACGCATGGCTCAAAGCCCCCAATACTCTTTCAAAACGGTCACGATAGCCTTTTCATCTTCATGAAATTCATCATCAACGAACGCTACCTCGAAGATGGCATTCATTGCGGCAATTCTAAGATCCTGATCCGATATTTTGTCTGCAAGTTTCAGAATTTGCTCACTACTCAACTGCATTTTGTCCGACTGCGCCAAAGCATCTGCATATTGAGCAAGGTTAGCAACATTGTTTTCAAGATCGGAAAATTTGATCTCACCCCACCCTGCAAGAAGTCTTACCTGTTGTGCTAACTCTTTTGTTTCCCTAGGGTCGACTTTGTTATCAGCAACGACGGTGGCAACAATGAGCATCACAGCGGCGTCGACTTCTGAAATGCTTTCGAAATCCAAGGTTGAAGTCATATCTTTTTCCTTATGTTGCTTGGTTCCGATTTCAGTTAGAGGGGTAGCATTAGGGGCATGAACAAACAAGAATCCATTATTGCAAGGCTTGGTGAGGAGCGGTTAACCGAGCTCATTGGCCCTGAAATTGTTGAGGTTCTCGCAAGTTTGGATCAAAAACGGGCAGGCCCTAAGGCTTTAGCAGAACTTCTTGTCGGTATGGAGGGGCCCGGTATATTATTGTCTCGTCCCGACGTGCGTTCTGCAGTTTTTGACAGCTTGCCAGTACAACATGCCACTGAATTGTCGAGAAGACTTGGTCAACCTGGCTTGTCCCCATGGGAAGAGCTAGGCCGCACGCGATTTCGCAAAGGCTCTTTTGCAGCAAAAACATTGTTGAGTTGGTTGGAAATCAATGAATGGGACATAGAGGACATTGATGCTTCGGGTGTCAAGCATGATAAAGTTTCTTCTGTTGACCCCGAATATCCCCTTTTTGCCCATCAAATATTGGCGATTCAAAGAGTTCACAATGCACTAGATAGTGAGTTCGGCAGGGTAATTCTACATATGCCAACAGGATCGGGTAAAACCCGCTCCGCAATAAATGTTATCGTTGATCGCCTTCGTGGTGAGCTTTCAGACGGGCGGTCAGCGGTTTGGTTGGCGCATTCGGAAGAACTGTGCGAACAAGCCGCTTCTGAATTCGAAACTGCTTGGAAGCTGCTCGGAAACCAAAAGGTCAATGTTATCCGGCATTTTGGGCCACATGTATCAGAAGAAATTCAGGACCTATCAAACTCTTTCGTAATTTTGAGTTTGCAGTCGGCTCATTCCTTAGCATTTAGTTCGAAACGTGATGGGATGCTATTTGCGATTGGTCGAGCAAGTGGGCTCGTTGTGATTGATGAAGCCCACAAAGCCACAGCTGAAACATATAAGCACGTTTTGAACCTCTTAGCACCTCAGGGAAGCACCAAACTTCTTGGTCTAACTGCGACACCGGGCAGGAGTTGGGCCGACATCGATGCTGACGAAGAACTTGCAGATTTCTTTGGCCGTAAAAAAGTGACTCTTGAGGTTCAAGGTTTTAACAATCCCGTCGAATATCTGGTTTCTGAGGGGTATCTAGCGGCAGTTCAAACTGAAGAGATTAGATATCTGGGAGGGTCAGATCTTTCGGAAAAGGAGATCGAACAGTTAGCCCTCACTGGGGATGTTCCGAGGACTGCTTTGAAACGCATTGGCAAGGACGCTGCGCGAAATTTAAGAATTCTTTTGCGAGCTGAAAAGGAAGCTACCGACGGGAATTCAATCTTAATTTTTGCTTGTTCGGTAGAACACGCAAACGCACTAACAGCGTTACTTAAACTTCGACATGTTTCGGCAGAATGCGTGACAAGTTCTACCCCGAGACAGGTAAGGCGCCGCTCAATAGAGAAGTTCAAGTCTGGTGAGATCTCAGTGCTTTGTAATTACGGGGTTTTGAGCACTGGTTTTGATGCCCCAAAAGCGAACGTCGCTATAATTGCGCGCCCAACCCAATCTCTGGTTTTATATAGCCAAATGGTTGGGCGTGTAATTCGAGGACCTCGAGCTGGAGGCACAAAAGCCTGCAAAGTGGTTACAGTCGTTGACCAAAAATATGGATTTCGGAACCTAGGTGAAGCATTCACCTTTTGGGATGACCTTTGGAAGGAGCATAAAGAAAATGGACGGAACTGAATTGGGCGCAAAAGTCGAAACAACGGAATTTTTTGATATCGTTCCTCCGCAACTTGCAATTAAAGCCATGCGTTCGAGTGGCTTTAAAAGCACCGATCATGCGGTCGCGGAATTGATTGACAATAGTATTCAAGCTGGGCTTGCTTCTGGAAATGATGTTACAAATGTAGAAGTGCTTTGCATCGAAAGACCCGTTCAAATTGGTGTACGGCAAGCGCATAGAATTGACGAAGTAGTTGTCTATGATAACGCGTCAGGTATGAGTCCAAGCCTCCTCCGCAAGGCGTTGATGTTTGGTTCTGGAACAAACCTGGATCCTGAAAATCAGAAAGGGATTGGTAAATTTGGTATGGGATTGCCTAACGCATCAATATCCCAGTGTAAAAATGTGGATGTTTATTCATGGCAACAAGGAAAATGCTACTTCACAACTCTAAGCGTTGACTCGATTTTAGAAGGACGTATGCGGGAGGTCCCAGAGCCCGTCGAAAAAGAAGTACCTGCTACCTACAAACAACTCATCAAGTCCGAGATTGGCGAAAGTGGGACTATTGTGATTTGGCGCAACTTGGACAAAACCACTTGGGTCAGACATAAAGCATTCTTTAGAAACTCCGAGTTCCTGATAGGAAGGTTATACCGGAGGTTTATTTCAGATGGATCCGTGAAAATACGCTTTGGTGCGTACAATTCTATTGATCACGAAAACTTTGAATTCATGGACGAACTATTTGTTCGTGCAAATGATCCCTTGATGCTATCCACTGGGACATCTGCCCCAGATGAATTCGCTAAATCTCCTGCTTTTGAGGAATTCGGCGCGCATGATGAACTAACGGTATCTCTTCCCGATGGGAGCGAAAGCAAAATCGTTATTAGGTATTCCGTTGCGAAGCAAGAGACCAGGTTAGCAGGCGAAGGCGGCGGGGCCGGGGGGCATACTCCTATAGGAAAATTCTTGAAACGCAATGTGGGGGTCAGCGTTGTTCGAGCCGGACGTGAGCTTGAGATGAACCAAACTTGGGTCAATCCAAGTGAGCCTCGCGAGCGTTGGTGGGGCATAGAAATTGAATTTCAGCCGGAACTTGACGACATTTTTGGCGTCACCAACGACAAGCAAGCAGCAACTAACCTTTACTCGGCTGATTACAAGGAAGATGCCGACGATTTGGGTATGACCCCTAGCGAGTTAATGGAGCAATTACAGGAAACAAAAGATCCAAAGCTGGCAAACTACAGGGTTTCAAACGCAATTGCTATAAGACTGAGAACCTTGCGTGAACATATTAAGAAGCAGAACGCAGGCAGTCGCCAAACCAAACAAAAGACAAGGCGGGCCGAGGCAACCGCCACCAAGGTTACGGAAATCCGCGCAGCACAAAAAGCAACGGCTTCTGACGTTGCTTTTCAAAATACATCCGATGATGAGCGTAAAACTGTCATAAAAAATGCCTACGTGGAGTCAGGTTATGATGAAGGCCATGCGGACGCCCTTGCAGTAGAAGCGGTAAGTTCAGGCGTACGCTATATGTTTACCGAAGCTTCGCTCTCCTCTCCCGCAATTTTCGACCTTGCTCAGGAAAGGGGCGAATATTTTATCAAGCTCAACACACGTCATCCCGCATTCAAGAACTTCATAGAATTGATGCAGGATGATGATGGGGATGAAGAAGCGCCTGCCCTAGTAGGTCTCAAATTGCTTTTAACGGCATGGGCTCGGATGGAAGATGAAGCAAGCGATAGGGAGCTTGATGTGCTTCAGGACATTCGATTGTCGTGGGGCCAAATGGCCCGTGATTTTTTGCGGGAACTCTGAAAGCGCATAAATGATTGTTTTGACCGGCGCATCGCAGTATTGGGCCGGTCAAAACAAAAGGAAATCGCCACGTCTAAATATTTCTTATAAAGAGATCGAATTCCTGCGCTGATGGCCCGTACCCAGAGAAATCAAAATTCGTAATCTTAGACAATTGGCGGTCAAATTCTGCTTGCTTGACGTAGCCTACCGACTCCTCAGGTAGGTAAAGTGATTTCATGTAAAGATATTGTCGATTTTCATCGTCGTAATCGAAAATGTGCACTTGCTGCGAGCGCATATCTATTTTGATCCGCTGGCGCAGTACCGGCAGTAGGTCCTCAAAATTCTCATATAACAACAAGGTCAATTTTCCTGTGTTCATGTGAATTTTGATCATGTCGGCCTGTTCAACGTCACCGAACAGAATTGACCCACAGGCTACGTAACACCGAAGTATAGCTTGGAGGTTACCAAGCTGAGATTGATGGAACTGGAATTGGTGGTCTGGTAACAAATACCCCAAACCTTCGTCTGCGGCGTCTTCCACGGCTTCACGCACCTTCGCTTCGTTCCCAATTGAAAACAGTAGTTCTCGGGCAGCGATTTGAGCGTTAGCGTAATTCCCCCAAAATTGTTTCAAGTCTTGCTGTAACCGTTTGGGGAGCTGCCGATACGGCTTATGACGTGAAAACAGCTCCAGCGCGAAATATAGCAACAGGTCTTCTTTTCGCTGCGCCGCCACTTTATCAAGCTCTTCCTGCGGACACAGCTTCTCAAGGCAGTAGTGCTGGGCGGTATTGAAGGCCACGCGGTTGACTTGAAGAGCTTCTGAGAGTTCGGGAGGCATTTCGTCCGAATGAATAGGGCGACCTAGCTCCATGATTTCCGCACCAAGCGCCTCTAATGCAGGTGTGACCTTTTCCAATCGATCAATTGAAGGTTTTGGCTTCCGGCGAGAGCGCTGTCCACTTAGATTGGCGGTGCTTCGAATACCACGAGCGTATCGATTGATCTGGTACTCTTGCAGTGCAATTTCATCTTTAAAGGCGAAAAAAATTCCTGGGGCCACTGCAACCGGTTCCACCCCGATGACATCTGAGATGTAGGATTTTAGCTGATCTTGCGTATAGTATTTCTGGAAAGTATTCCGCGAGGTTAGGAATCCGTCTTTGTACGGTTTTGCATTTTCAATCGAAGCCGCGCTCGGAGACATCACGGCAACGCTGAGCGCTTTATCCGCTAGGTTCCAGGCTCTCGATAATGCTTGCCGTCGCTCGTCAGGATTTTCAATTACGTTGAGTACAAAACCGATGTTTACCACGGTACTCTTTATTTTTGGGTTTTCTGGGGCAAAATGCGGGTCCCACCCGGCTGCTTTGATCCCACCTGCATTTAGTGTTTCGACATCATCTCCACGGCCACAACCGTAATCAAATAGAGTGTCACCGTTGGACAACACGCCCTGTCGAATAAGCAATTGAACTGGCTGCGATAGTTGATAACGGGCAAGGGCCGTCCGGTATCGCTCAACCGTTATTCCCGTTGTCTCAGATTGTTTTGTAATCTTGTGACCGTTAATTGAAATTCCATGACTAGCGAGGCGAACCCTCCACTGTTCTTTGAAGCCGATCTTGTGGGGCTCATAAAACACCCCAAGCCGGTCCAAACTCTCTGTCAATTTGGAAAAGTCCTCGCGACCCGGATGATCGGGATGAAGCAGGAGTTCTTTCCGATGTAGGATCGGCGGGTTTGACTGTTTGGAAAAGTCACGCAGACTCTTTCGACCATCAAGAAGGTCGAAGCGAACGCTCTTCCTCAGTTCGGGAAAAGCAGCTTCCGCAAAGTCTTGATAAGTCAGGAAAGCAACGTTTTCGTTGCCGATGCGGACTACGTTCCAATCTCTTTCTTCTTTTACGAGATTTTGGGCCAGTTCTTGAACAAGCTCTTGGTCCTCCTGTAGAGCAAAGGCAAGGCTTGTCTTGTGGAGGTAAAGATCCCCTGCTACGCGTTTCCCGATCATTTTCCCCGCCCTATTTTCCCGTCAAGCCAATGACCATCCCGCTGTCATCTGTCATGTTCAGGAAATCCTCATTGGATATCCGTCTGGGAATTCTCTTTCCTGACAACTCAGACGGACGCATCAAAACAACTTGCCCGCATTTTTCGGGACCGACACTCACATGAAGCGGGTGCTGATCACCATAGTAGTATAAACGATCGAATTCGCGTTTCCTTACGATCCATTGTGCGACGATGCGGGTTCCTGCTCTTGTGCTACGGAAATCCACCGCCGCGCCGCCTCTTTCACATATCAATCGATCTTTTGTGTTCCGCTCATAAGACGCATGCTGATCCAAGGTGGGACTGATATTCCCTTTGATGTGGCGATAGAGCCTTTGACAAGACACTCCGTAGGTCAATTCAATTTTGCCAAATTTTTCTACCACCGGGTCAAGTATTTCTTCCGCAAGGTGTCTCAATGCCAAGTAGGTTTGGGCGGCCTGCGGGATATTTTCAGGTCCCAAAATGTGAAATGTCTCACCGCATTCAATTAGGTCTCGGAACTGAAAATGAGCACCGCATTTATCATCCAGGGAGGGGAGATCAGGAGTTTTCGTTTCCTTTTTCAAAGCTTATTTCATGCTCCTCTCTTTGCAAAACTTGGCATTTCTACTTATGGCAAGCGAGGCAGACTTTCTGCTGACCATATAGGTCATCAATGTCAACGTGGCCTTCGTCAGGACGTAAAGGATTGATCCGCCGTTTCTTTTTTGCTTTTTCTAAACGCTTTTCGTGTTCGATTTTGATCTGCTGAATACGCTCCGGCTTCGAAAGCTCATCAAGGCTTTCACCTTGGCACCATGTGAAAGGAGACCCATCGTCAAGAGCCGTCTTTTCCATGTTTCGGGCGTTCTCGAAGGCTTCGGGATGGCGCTCTAATAGTCCCACCCATTCAATTTTACGCTGAAAGAAACAGAACGTACACCCGCTACGAGATCTCCAATCATAATATTTAGGCAAGCCAAGGCCTGAGTTCTCCAAGATTTCAAATACACCGGCTTTATCGACGTGGGCTTCGACGAAGGGCAAAACAGTCTCAATGTCTTTTTTTGACTGCAGCCCTTCCCGAAAGTTCTCATCAGCCCGGATCGCGACGTAAGATTTCACCTGAAAACCTTGGCTAATGAACTCTTCTTCAACCCACCTTTCGAATGGCACCAATTTTAATTGAATGGTACACCAACGGGCTTGGGGAGATGGCAAGAAGTTGTTGTATTGCTTCAGATAAAATTTGAAATCACGCTGGGGATCTAAGTAACGAATTGGCTTTCCTAGATAGCCTTCCAACATATTGAGGTACTCATAGACCTCTTCCAATTCTTCGCCGGTATCCGTGAAGAAGTACTCTATATCCAAATCGGGAAAGTTCTCGCGCATGTAAATGGCCAAAGCAGAACTGTCTTTGCCGCCAGATAATCCCAATACGTGTTTGGTCTTTTCCTCAGACATTATTTTCCTCTTTCTTAAGTAGAAATGCTAAGGCAGCAATCATTTCGCGGAACCCAACAGTCGCATTTTCCTTCGCCAACAATTTGGATATTTGTTCGCTCAAGTGCATCGCCTCTTGTACCTGTTCAGGCGACAACTCGATGTCTTCTGTCCTCACATGGCCGTCGCCACTATTATGGAAGACCAAAGACAACGCATTGCGAGAGCTTTTCCGACCTTTGATATGGCCCATCGTTTCTAGAGTGTTGAATTTTCTGGCGTAGTTTGTTGCTTCAACGAACAGTTTATCGACGTCGTTGTCGATCCAAAGTTTGGCTGGTTTGTTGACAAGCATCCCTGCCAATTTCTCAATGCTGCTGGTTTCCATCGATAAAGTTGACAGGTTGGTTATGAATGTTTCCATTCGGTTGTCGCCGGCCATTTTTTGTACGTTCTTTGCCCTTTCGTGCAACCGTTCAAGAGATGCTGGTGAGGCAGTTGGAATGCCGACTTCCTTGAGAAGGTGGCGACGCAGATCGTCCATGACGTGTGCCTGATACGTACGCAGCTCGGATAGTGCGCCCTCAACCTTACCGAGCACTTCTTGAAGGGCAATTTCATCTCGAAGATCTATTTCTCCAAAAAGATTTGGGATGTCGATCAATGTAAACTGTGCTGGATCTATTGCCCGAGCGAATAGACTCCGAACGAGTTTCGCGTTGTGTGAGACTTTGGCCGTTTTCTTTGTCCAAGGCGGCACGCTATCGAAAAGGGCAATCAAACTCCGAGCAACGTCAAGTGGCGCGGTGGACCTTGGTATAGACTGCCCGAGGCGTGGTGGAATTTCAGCTAGCGCTTCGAGTAGGACCTTGGTCTTCGCGTCGAAATCCAAGTACCGCAAAGAACAATATTTCGGGGATTTTAAGAAATAGTCCGCGTCAACTTGGGTGAGTTCCGGAGAGAACACGCCGTCCTGATAAGCGACAAGTTCGGATGCGTGGATTTTTGCAAAGAGGAAAGAAAAAATGGGTAGCAAACCGCCCTTAAGCCCATATGGAGGTTGGGTCCAAATTTTTTGATAGATTTCGACGAGCCCGACTGCACGATCTTTGTGAATCTTCAAATAATTTAGCGTCCGCGTGAACAACATCGCCAAGCGTTGTGCTTTTTCATTGTTTGCTACCTCCGGATCGAGCAGCTTCCATTGGCCGCCTTTCAGAGCGTATATACCGTAGTCTTTCAGTACCGTCTCAAAGATCGCTCTTTCTGGGGGGAAAGATGAATAACCTAGGTTTTCTTCTCCTTCGTGCTCCAATAAATCGTAGAGAAATTGCTTTGTAGCACGGCTGGCGCTCGCCGAGACCTTCATGCGATTGATGAGTTCATTTTGAACAATCGGCGCGTGTTCATAGAGCGCGTTCGCAATATTCGACGCAATTTGCGCGAGGCTCGCAGATTTGAACTCTTGGTCTAGTGCAGGACTGTCCCACGTGGCCTCAGTGAGCTTTTCGCTAATAAGGTTCCCAATTTGTTGGCGCCGCAAATCAATCCGATCATAGACTTCGCGTCGCGCTATCTTGTCCTTTGAAAGCTCTGCCCTGTGTTCGCCAATTCGGGACAGCGCCACGAATTCCCGGATGGTATCAACATCGACTTCTGTAAGCTCTAGGGTTGTGACCGCAAAATGCTGTCGTAGCTCACTATTGTGTACATGTTCATTGATTGCATCGCCGCTATTGCCGATATTTACGATGAACCGCGCAAAGTGCCCAGTCGAGGGGGAGAAATCGTCAATTGCACTAGTGCTTTGCTCAAGGTCGGCGAACGCAATATCGGCCCAGCGCATTGAGCCGGTTTCTAGAAAGTGACGTTTTGCGATGACGGTTGAACCCAGGAATTCTTGACCCAATCTATCCAAATCGATTGAGTTCTGTAGTTCCAATTCTTCAGCTAGAGCGACGTCAATATTGAAGTCACTTCCCTCGTGAAGGAAGATCGAATTGTTGTGCGACCTAACAGAAACCAGGTTAGCCACAACCAATTTATTTACTACGCGCTTGGCTTGTGGTCGACTAATCCCAAGAGCAATTGCCAAGGTGTCATGGTTCGCACTTAGGCCTGTTTCATGGCGGGTCAGCTCAAGCAAATGGACGCTTTTGATTGCGTCAACTAACTGGGCAAAATCGGGATCGATCGCCGCTAGCTTTTCATCAAGTTGACCTAACGTTTCCTTTGCGATGCTGAAGCTATGCGAATCTTGGCTTGCAGAGATCAGCCCACTCCAGTTGAGACTTAAGTAATCCCAAAGGTTGGGTAAGCTGAAGCCGCATTTGTCGACGGTTCCAACTTGGTGTGTATCCAGATATGCCCGAAAACCTAGCGGTTCATTAGAGCTTAGGAATGTGAAAATGCTTCTTTGATTTTGGCCGTAGCTTCTCTTGCTGATCGGCCCCAAAACATAGGTCGTCAGAGGGTTCAGTGGCCAGCATCGTGTCAAAAGATTTGGAAGGTTTTTCGCTGGTGTTCGCTTGGTGGCAGAAAGATGTTTGAAGAAACGCTCGGACAAAACTTTTTGGTGCGACGGAGCGCAGTCGGAGTTTACTGCGTTTGAAATCAGCTCAATCTGTTCGGCACTGTTCAAGTTGAGGCCAATGTCGGCAAAACGCCCTTGAACTTTGCCCCATTCATCCCTGACCCGCTTGATCGCTGTTACTGCGTATTCCTGAATGGACTGATGTAAAATGCCAATGAATACGAACCTACCACCGCTTCTCGCGGCGGCCTCTGCCAAAAGTTGGTACAAATAGACGTCGCCATCATTACTAACGGCATATTCCAAAAACTTCCCCATCTCGTCGACGATCAGAACGAGGCCGGAACCTTTATCCTCTGACCGCACGAAAGTTTCGATGGCTTCAACGAGTTCTTTACCGGAGAATTTCCTTTCTGTCGGAATTACCCCCAAATCGGCCAACCGATCCTGCAAGGCAGCCTTAAATGAGGACTTGGTTCCAACAATTGGAACGCTTGTCCATGAACCTACGTTCTTGAAAAAAGCTTTGGAAAGCGTGCTTCGCGTGCTCTCATAGTAGCATTTCGAAGCAGTATCCCTTTCTTCCTTCGAGCCAACCAAAAAGGACAACAGGCTTTGTGCAAGCGTAGATTTTCCACTTCCATAAGGCCCTGTCCAGGTGAAAGCACCCTGAGGTGTGTCGCCCAACTGATGCTCGGCAAGGGTTCTTAAAAATTGATCAATTGTATTGGAATAGATCAACTTTTGGCTTGTTTCGGGAGCATCATCAATCCTTGATGAACGAACAAATTGCTCCCGTATCGGGATAACGTCGGATAGCATTTTGCGGTCGAGCTTGTTCATAAGTGTCGCCATAGATTTTTCAAAAGTTCAGGCTTGAATTTTCGTTGGTTCTTGAAGATTTGGACAATTCCAGCAGTCTCAGAAACTTCCAGCATACCATTTGTGCGGTCTGAAATACGAGCAACGCGATCCAAGAGCTCTGTCTCGCTCAGTGCAAAAATCCGGCCTGGTGATCGCGCACTGTAGAGCAATGTGTCGAGTTTGATCGAAGTGGAGTTCGCGTCCGTAGAATCCCAAAAATCATGTATCGCGCTAATCAAAAGACCATCGCTCAAGGATTTCTTCGGGCCTATGGCAATGGAATATGTCCCATCATGGTTCATACGTATTAGCCCCAACTCTTGAAGTGGATAAGAGATCTCATCCTCGGAGCGGTGTGATGAATTTTTTCCCCCACAGTACATTGAAAGCGTGACCGACACATCAGTCTTTAGGGTCTTTTGAGCAGGCGCTGAGCGTTCGTTTTTCTCGCAATACTCAACCAACCTGCGCTCAAGGTGCTCACGACTAAAGGAAGCCGAGTTTAGATGAGAGAATACCCAGTATATTGTTGTGTTTAAGGGATTTTTCGCTATCTCATAGTGAACCTTCCATAAGGTTGAACTTTTTTCAAGATATGGATCAAGGTCCTTCATGACGGCAATCGCGTAGTCACTTGCCTCGTAGCCGTGCTCACCTTTTAGAATGAAATTTGACGCTAGCGCCCAATGCTTGATTGCGTTCACCATATTCTTGCCGACGCCGAAGCGGATGATGCTGTCGTTAGAAGAAAAGGGGTTTCCATGCCCTTCTTTCCGCTTCACTTCATGAAATGCCTTTTCAAGCCATCCGTGACGCAGAGCAAATGAATCGTGCCCCGTAAAGCTTACAGGCATATTGCTGCCGTTAATTGTTGTATTGTTCATTTTGTGCTCCAATGTATGGGCAACCTAGTCCAACACGTTGGTGCGGTCAAATTGCTATTGGTGAACTCCACCAGGAATAATTCTCAAACCACTTCATCTACATGTTGTAGGGGGCACGATTGAAAGTTATATATCTAGATCATCAGGCGACAACGCCGATAGAAGCCGAAGTCGAAACCTACATGCGGCCTTTTTGGTCGGAGAGGTTTGGAAACCCACATGCCACCGAACATGCCATCGGGCTCAACGCTGCAAGAGTCGTGGATGAGGCTCGCACGTCGGTTGCGTCGACATTGGCGTGCGAAATGGATGAAGTCTTCTTTACTTCAGGAGCTACTGAAGGAAACAATCAAGTCATTTTTGGCATTTGCGCCTCACAGGCGATCGAGCAAAGCAGGAAACGTGTCATTGTGTCTGAAATTGAACATAAATGTGTTCAAGAGGCCGCCAAATATTGGACTTCGATCTTTGGGTTGGATCTGCAAATATTGGGAGTGGATCGGTTTGGATACGTTGACCTTGAGCAACTTGAAAACCTTTTGAAAACTCCAACGCGGCTCGTTTCAATAATGGCCGTGAATAACGAGATTGGGACGATCCAAAACCTGAATCGGATTTCAGAAATGGTTTGGGATGCGGGTGCATTATTTCATTCCGATTGTGCCCAGGCATTGAAGGCCCTGCCACAGCTAGAGGTATCTGATTTTGCCGACCTCGCGACTTTTTCCGGTCATAAAATTGGAGGGCCGCAAGGCGTAGGAGCGTGTTTCATTTCCGCGGATCTCCAAAATTCAATCTCGCCTTTGATACTCGGTGGAGGACAACAAAATGGAATACGCGCAGGCACCCTACCTTTACCTCTGGTTGCGGGTGTTGGAAAAGCTTTTGAGCTTCGTTCCCGCTTGGGCGCGGTAAACGAAGAAGCGATCCGGACTAAATACCTTCGCGACAATTTCTTTGGGCGGCTTCGGGATGCGCGGCCCGAAATTTTGCTGAATGGACCATCGCTAGATGAGCGCCACGCTGGAAATTTAAATATTCAATTCCCGAATACGCCAACCGTTGAGCTACTCGCACGACTACGGAGCAACATTGCGGCCTCTAGTGGATCAGCGTGCAGTTCTGGAGCCATCAATCCGAGCTATGTGCTGAGGGCAATCGGCCTGAATGACGCCGAGGCAAAAAGTTCAGTCAGATTTGGTTTCTCAGAGAAGAATAATCTAGCCGAACTCAACAAGGCGCTTGAATTGATATTGGTGGCTCTGACAACTTGATCTCACCATTTCGTCAGAGTTCGTTGGTCTCGTTGGCAGATTTTGGGCGGCGATCACCAAGTATAATTGACCTTACATCAAGTTTGCTGGTGTCATCCCAGCGCACCATTGGCTTCACCCGTCGTGCTAATCTTTAAGAGACCTCCCTCACAAACACCCGCCCCCCATTTGGGCTTGGCAACCCAATATCCACAATCCCAGGCAGCGCCGCCGCCCAATCCTCCATCTCCTTTGAGGGAAGCGTATGCGCCAGAGTATGCGTCAGCGCCGGATTGCTGCGCCGCGAGGCCTCAGTCAGCGAGAACGTCCCCCCGCTTCCCCAATAGTCCGGATGGAGATAGACAAAGTGCGAGCAGCCCATCTTACCAAGATCATAGCCCTCGCGCGCCAGATGCACCTTGATTGGAAGCCACTCCGGCCCGGAGATAAAGTGATGGCAAAGGCCAAGACAGGTCACCCCGACCAGCTGGTCGCCATCCCAAGCCAGAGCCGCTGTGTCGCCACGCTTGGCAAAGGCCTCAAGGGAGGACACCGCATCAAGGGGATCTCGCCCCGTCTTTGCACGCACGGCGGCAACGATCACCGCCAACTGCTCAAAGTGCTCGGCCGCATCGGCCAGTTTCACCTGCTCATAGCGCATGAGTTATACCTCGATTGTTTCTGCAAGACGGAACAGCTGGTCCAGATCCGCGTCTGAGAGCGCGGTGCCATCTGGCCAAGTGACATAGGCCGAGAGCGCATTCAAAAGCGGGCTTTGACGACGGAAACTCGTCGCCTCACGCCAGGCGAGCTGCGTCATCGCATCCAGCCCCGCCATGAGCGCCTCGACTTGATCCAAGAGACCCATCTGCAAAAGCGCCGCCTTGGCCTGCAGGCGGCTGACGACGATCTCACGCTCCGCTGAGGGTGTCACATCAAACGCCGGGTCAAACGGTGTCACAGCCCCGAACTCCCCAGCCTCAGCGCGATCGAACAGGTCCGAGGATCCATCCCGATCCACAACCCGCAGCGCGCCATCGTCCATTTCCAAGCGGATCGAACCCAGATCCGCCGTCACATATTGAGGGTTTTTCATCAGTCATTCTCCACAAGAGCATAAACGCCGGGAATGAGGTTTTCCCCGCCGGTCTTGAAACGCACGTTCTGAATCCGGGCGTAGCCGTAGTAATCAACAACCTCTTTCCCTGAGCCAACCTGACGATGTGAAGCCAGGCATTGAACGCTAACGCGATCCCCCGGCGCCACATCCACATCAACAGATTTGTAGCTGTAACTTGTGCCCGTGACCGTCCAGCTGCCCATGACAGTCTCGGTGCCATTCCGAAGCCGCGTCACACGGAAATAGGCCGGCTCGGTCGAACTTGATGAGGCATCAAAGCTCACCCGGATCGTGCCATCTTGGGCAAACTCGAACAGGTGCTGCGTGAGATAGCCGCTGTAGTAGTTTGTGTTTTGCCAATAGGCATCCAAGCGACTGCGGATGGTCTCGCCTGCCGTCAGGGACGTGCCCCCAGAACTGGCCAGCGCCGCAATCGCCTGTGCCACCCGCTCCGGCGTCATCAGCTTGGTGCTGACTGTGCCCGCCTCGGCCTCTGCTTGGCTGGCGATATCTGCCGCCAGCGTGCGATTGGCCGCAAGCGAGCCGCCCCCGGTCAATCCCGTGCCTGCCGAGATCAGCCTGCCAGAATTCACGATCTCAACAATGGCCTCCGTGCCATCATCTTTTTTAAGGAACAGCCGACCGTCATAGGTATTGACGGCCAACTCCCCGAGCTCAAGCTGCGTGGTGGTGGGCAGTTTGCCCGCCACACTCGAGCGTTTCATCTTCAGAGCCATATGGTCTGCCTCCTGTTGTGCCTATTTAGATGAGGGGAACGGGATCAGAACGTCCCACCATCAAGCGCAACACCGGTGATCGAGCCACCTGTGATCGCCACATTGCTGGCGGCCTGCGTCGCCATCGTGCCAAGCCCAAGATTGCTCCGCGCGGTTCCCACATTGGTGAGATCGGCGAGGTTCGAAGCCTTCGCCAGTTTATCTGCAAGACCATTGGTCACCGTGCTGGCAAAGTTTGGATCATCGCCAAGTGCCGCCGCCAGCTCGTTCAAAGTGTCGAGCGCCCCCGGTGCGGCATCGATCAGCGCCGCAATCGCTGCTGAGACAAAAGCCGTGGTGGCAATCTGCGTGGTATTGGTGCCCGCAGATGCCGTCGGAGCCGCGGGCGTGCCCGTAAAGGTTGGCGAGGATTTTGGCGCCTTGGCATCAAGCGCCCCCTGCAGACCCGTCACATCCCCGATTGCATGACTATGCGCAGACGGTGCAAAGGTGCTCGGCTTGCCGGTGATCCCGGCCCAGGCCACGGAATCTGCCACCTCGGCCGCATCCACCTTGCCGTCATTGTCACTGTCATAGGTCGACTTCGCCATATCCCCAGCCCCGAAGCTGGAGATTGCCGATTGCACAAAGGCCGTGGTGGCGAGCTGCGTAGTGTTGGTGCCCCCCGCTGCCGTCGGCGCGGTCGGCGTCCCGGTCAGAGACGGCGAGGTCAGAGGTGCCTTGCCATTCAACGTGGTTTGGAGATTGGCAATATCCGAGATAGCATGGCCATGAGATGCAGCCGCAAAAGCGGTGCTACTCGCTAAAGCTGCCGTCCCCAACCCAAGCGACGTGCGCTGCGCGGCTGCATCCACCGCCTTCAACAGTGCGCGCCCCGCCAGAGTGCTGTCGCTGATATCGGCGGCGGTGTGCTCATGGCTCGCCGCCGCCTTGCCATCCAGCGCCGTCTGCAGCCCCGTCACATCCCCTATCGCATGGCTGTGGCTGGTGTTCGCCTTGCCGCCCAGAAGCGTATCAAGCTGCGACTTGCGCACCAGATCCGTCGAAGAACTGGCATCCTGCGAGGACTTCGGCACCGTGGAGAATGTCTTTGCACCGGCAATGGTCTGCGTGCCGGTCTTCGCCATAAAGGCGCCCGTGCCCGCCACAGCCACAATGGAGGTGGCATTGCCCGCCCCATCGTCGCCCTTGCCGATATAGAGCGTGTCGTCGACCTCGTTATGGGCGACCTCGCCCGATTTGAGCGCCGCCGGCGCGCCGGCATTGCCGGACACCCGGCGTTTAAACTGAATCGTATTGGCCATTAGAAGAACCCTCCGTTAATGGACGCATCTGTTGGTAAAATCGTGACGCCAGGATCTCCCTGGTCGCCCTTATCCCCTTGCGGCCCGACCGCCCCCTGCGGTCCAGGCTGCCCACCAAGACGGATCCGCACCGGGCCGTCTTGCACCGAGACTTTGATGGGCCCTGTGACGGCAATCGGGGAGGTTTGATCGCGCAGCGTGGTCATGAGAGCCCCCGGGTCACCGGCAGCATGACGGGAATTTCCAATGCAAAGCCTAAATGCAGATCTGGATCGAGATCCGTGCGCACCACGTCAACCACCACGGAGCCCACAGACAAAGCAGCGGTCTCAGTGGCTGTTATGGTCAGATCGAGCTCTTGGTCTGAGATCCGCACAAAGCTCCCTGCCTCCGTGCTGAGCGTGATAAGCACTTGATCCGCGACGACCTTGGCTCGAACCTGCCCCACAAAGACCGCGCCTTGCGGAAACAGCGCCCCCTCCGCCTCGAGCCGCAGCTTATAGGCATAGCCGACCATGATCGCCGGCCCTTGGTAGATTTCTGTCGTCATGGCTGCCACCCGCAGAGTTTTTGCCCGATTTCGTTATGCGTCAGGATCTGGCGCTGCGTGTCTGGCGTCAGGATATCGGCACGCGATGGCCGAATAGGCTCGGCCCAATCACACTCCGCCGTTATGCTCATCCCGCATCCAGCGAGAGAGACGGCGAGACACGCCAGCATCACTCTCCACATCCACATTGCGCCGCACCTCCGCTGCTTTCTTCAACACCCGCACCCGCGCCTCGGCGCGTTTCACCGCAAACCGCGCGATCCCCGCCGCGCGGCCGTGGCGCCAGATCACGATCACCGCCACCAAGACCGCGAGGACAATCGAGCCGACATACATCACGCGCCGCTGGATCCCGCCAAAGGTCATCCCGAACAGGCTCATCACCCGAGGCCTGCCAGGATCTTGCGGATCCGCTCACGCGCAATCCACATGGCCAAGACCAGCACCAGCCCCGCCACGCCAAGCGCCACGATCTGCGCTCTGCCCTCCAGAGAGCGCAGCGCCTCGAATGCCGCCGCCACGCCCGTCGCGGCCTGCACACCCGCCGCGCGCACCGTGGTGCTTTCGGTCACGCCAGCCCGCCGCTTGGGCATCGCATCTGGCTCAACAGCGCGCCGCACCGCAACCACGCGTGCTTTTGGGTAGGCGGAGATATTCACCTGATCGCCCTGATTACCGCCAAGGAGGTAAATATTGCTGCCGGCCGCGCCCTCATAGAAGGCCACATGGCCCTGCCAAGGCTGGCCACGCGACAGGATCACAACATCACCGCGCTGTGCTTCCTCAAGCGGCACCGAACGGCCCCAGCTCTCATAGCTGCGTGCCAAAAGGGATCCTGTGCCCTGCACCCCAGAGCGCGCCAGCACCGCCCCGACAAAGGCCGCGCACCACGGCACCTCATCGCGCGTCTGCGGCACGCCCGCTTCACGGTAATAGGCCAGAACTCGAGGATTATCCCCCTTGGCCCATTCCCAAACGCCCTCATCCGATTTCGCGGTCTCATAGATCAGATCACCGATCCGCATGGCTGCCTCCTGCAAATAAAAAAGCCGCCCTAAAGGACGGCTGTTCAGTCAATATTTTCTAAGTGTGGGACCCATATGGGTCAGGCTGAGCGCGCAAGCTCCGTATTGGCAGCCGGCTCTCTATTGGCAGCCGCTTGAGCCTGCACAATCCAGTCATCGACGGCCGTTTCCACAGACGGGCCAATCCCCACCAAGCCAGCGACCTGGATTTCCACAATGCCGGAAGCGACCTCTGGATCATACCAAACACCGCCTTCAGTCAGCACCACGGTTTTGATGGTTTGCACAGGGTCAGCCCCCTGCTTTAGCTCTGATAAAATATCCCCAATATCGCTCATAAGGCCAACTCCTCCGCATCAATGACTTACCGCTCAAATGGCAACACCCAGGGGGCACATCAAGGGCAGATCAGCATTCGGGGCTTATTTTTTCCGCCCAAGCCAGGTGCTGAGTAAAGCTTCAGCGCCGCGCGGCCCCAAATAGGCCAGCGTGGCGACAAACCCGGTCGAGACAGGCTGCGTCAGTCCGATGTAACTCGCCGCCGCCTCTCCAATCAGCGCCATGCCCACCGCCACCGGGATCTCCCACAAAAGCTCCTTGCCGAAGAATTTGCGCTTGCCCAGTTTCACCTCGCCCGAGTGATACATCAGACGCCCCGTAAACGCCCCGATCAACGTGGTCACCGCCCCGCCAAACAACCGGTCGATCATTTCGATAAAGCTAGGGTCTTGCATCTGCTTAGCCTTGTCTTCGCGTTTAGTAGGACCCGCCATCGAGGAATTCCTCCCAAGCGTCATCCGTCGCATTGCGGAGTTTCAGGATGGGAGACGTCCCGCTGGTATCAAGCCACAGCATCCCCGGCTGGGTGGCCGTGGGCGCCGTCGCCCCGGCATTGGAGGATTGCAGCGCCGCCAAAACCTCGTTGATGCGCTGGCGCACCGCGAGACCTGCGTCATTGGCAATCACAAAACTCAACGTCTGGGACATTAGAGGGGTCTCCGATCTACTGAACTAAAATCATGGCAGGGGGCGCGTTCGAGACGCAGTCGAGAGGCAGCGTTTCCTGCCACATTATGATCGGAGGCACCTAAACTGTTTCTCACATTTATAGCCGGCACGCGGGTCTCCGAGGCTTTTCTACATAAAAGCGTTGTGCGCGTTTTGGGCCGCGATCCTGCGTCAAGGGCGGCCCAAAACGCCTATGCTACCTCATCTGCGTGTATCCGGAGGCGCGACACCACCGGCGTAAAGGCTGCGTCCGACGTGCGCAGCCATGCCCGCGCCTCAATCGCGCGCGCCTCAATCTCGTGATTGTCGACCCGGCTCCACTCGGACCAGACAGGAGACGCGGTCGGATCATCATCGCTCTCGCGGACCTCAACCACCACATCCGTTTCAGCCCCATCCGTGCCGTCAAAATCCGCCCATGTGTCGATCGGCTCCATGCGGGCGTCGATCTCATCAAGCAAGGCCAAGACCGCCACCCGGATCTCACTGCGCAGCCGGATCCGACGCACCGCGCCAAAATCCATCCCCGCCCCGAAGCCATAAAGCCCCTCGGTTTGCACCACATAGGGCACGCCATCCCCGTCAACCGCCGTCGCCATACGCAGGGTTGATCCTTCGACCACCAGATCCGTCTTGGTGCCAGGGAAGGTGCCATCGGCCTGCAAGCTCTCCACAGAGGCAAAGGCCAGAGCCTGCGCCCCCTTGGTGGAGACCGCCGTCACCGGACCAAGCCGCCCGCCGCTGTCCTCGGCGCGGATCAGATAGGTGCCGGGTTTGAGCGGCACCACCGCAATCGCCTCAGAGCCAGCCACCCGGTCCATCGAATAGCTATTGGCCCAAGTCGCCGGCACCTCGCCGCTGTGGCGAATGACAATGTTCCCTGCCACCCGCACATCCGGATCCGAGGCCCGCGTCCATTTGAGGATCGCCAAGCCCCCGGCCGTCTGCAGCGTCACATTCTCAAGCGCGACCGGCGGGGCGGTCAGGCCAAGGATCTCCGCCTCGCGCGAGCGCCACTCAGATGAGACCCCAAGCGCCGACACCGCCTTAACGCGGATCTCCCAAAGACCGGGGCTGGCGTCCCGGATCTCCAATGTGGTCCCGCTCTGGCGGCCATAGTCCATCCAAGCCCCGCCATCGCGGCGCGCCTCGATCTGGTAACTTTCCACAAATGTCGAGGGCGCCGCGGCCCAGATCGCGGTGATTAAGACCTTCGCGCCCCCGCCATCGCGGGTGATATAAAGCGCCTCCGAGATCTCCGGCACGCCCGGAGCCGAGGTGCGGAAGGCCGACGGCAGCGTGGTGCGCGGCGCGGCTGCGTAAATCTGCTCCTCGGACGCGTCCCAATCATAGACCAGCGGCGAGGTTTCCCGCAGAATGAGCTCCGGCACCAGCATGACGCCCTCGCCTACGGCGCTGAGATCAAGCCGCGACGATTGCACCTCAAAGGGTTTGTTTGCAAAACCCCAGCGCGCGTAATCCACATTGACCGTATCCCCAGCGGCGGCTTTCCAGGCGCTGAGCTTGCCAGACCATTTGACCACCTGCTGGCGTCGCGCGCGCTCCAGCTCGATCTTGGCAATGCGCTGTGCCGTCGCCGAGGAGATGGTAAAGGGCAGCGAGATATCCCGCCACACCGGCTCGCCGCCATCCTCAGCCACATAAGTATCCGAGGCATAGGCCGGAAAGTCATCCGGCTGCCAATCATTCTCCGGGCTGATAAACTGCCCCCGCACCCCGTTGAAGTTTGAGGCCCGACTTTGCCGCGTGGTGAGCGCCACACCGCCCTCGCGCACATCCTCCACTCCCAGCGTCACATCCGGCACCCGGTAGGCACCAGCATGGATGCGCCACGCCCCGCCTTGCCACACGCACCACCCCGCACAGGCCGTCAGCATCGCCTCGACAATGGTCTGCGGCGTTTGATCGAGCGTCACAATCCCATTGCAGGCATAGCGCGGCTCCGTGCCGCCCGAGGCCAAAGGCACCGCCTCATCGCAGATATTGGCCGCCTCAATCAGGCTCTCCGTCTCGACCCCATCCTCAAGCCCGATCCCGGCCCCAAGGCCAAACACCGGTTCGGCCATGTAATCAGCCACGCAAAGAGCTGCATTCTCAGAATAGCCTCGCACCCCCGCGCGCGGATCGAGAATGTCATCCTTGCCCTCCATATCCACCGCAATGCTCGGGATCCCGCCCGGAAAGGCATCTGCGTTATAGGTCAGCCGCAAATGGATTGCCGCGCAGCCGTCCAAGCGATGCGCGGAGGTCCAATGTTCCGAGACTTGCTCTGCGAGATCCGTGAACGCTGTCTGGTCCGGATGCCCGAGGCGTTTCTCAATCTCCACCTTGCCGGCCCAGCGATCAAGCGCCGCGCCACTCTCATCCACGGCCATTTCACCATCAAAGTAGACCGCACCAATCGATTTCACCCGGTGCGTGGCCAGCACAATCACCAGATGCAGATACTCATTCGCATCACCCGCCTCGTGCAAAAACACGATCGCGCCGCCCTTGCGCACCCGGCCATAGACCATATCCCGCGGCATGACCGGCTCGCGCACGCTCACCGTGCGCGGCTGGACCCCGACCGTCGGTGTCGGCATCAAGGCCTGCGCGGCCGCCGACAGGAGCATCGAGGCCCCGAACTGCGCGGCAAATCCAATGAGACCCCCTGCGGTAAAGGCCGCCGCAATCCCCCCGGCCGCGACCGCTGCACCCCCAAGCGCAACAGCCCCCATCACAACAGGTGGCATAGATCAGACCCTCCAGGCCAAAGAACAGGATGAGAGAGGTAAGAACCCCAATCCATCGGGTGTCACAAAGGCCGCGCGCGCCCCGGCGCAGACACCAAAGGCCGGATCCTCCCCGCCCAAAACAAGATCCCCACGCTGGGCCAAGAGAGGCGTGGCCAGAGGATCCCCCAAGAGATCGCGGCCCATTGCCTCGAGATCTTGCCAGCCGAGCCTGCGCATGATGCGCCGCGCCCCAAGCGGCGTCGTGTATCGGCCCCGCCAAAGAGCCGCCACATCCTCGCCCCCCGTCAGATCTCGGCGCAAATCAAAAGCCCAAGTCGCACAATCATGGCGCCCCCAGACAAACGGCACATCCCGCACCGCCTCAAGCCGCGCCGCCAGGAGCGATCCCCAACCACAGACCCTCATGCCCGCCCCCAAGTGATCTCTTTGTCCTGGATTGAAGTGACAAACTCAAAGCCAAGATCCCGCGGTCGATCCCCCTGCGCCAGCACCTGCTGGCTTTCATGGGTGTAGCGCCATGTGCGCGCCACCCCGAGATCAATCAGGCGGCTTTCATAAGAGATGGTCAGCGTGCAGCTCTCGCCCGCATCCGCAATCTCCGGCACATCGAGCCGCCCCGTAAAGGCCTGCACCGGATCCGCAATCACCTCACGTGCCTCGGTCAAAAGCCCAAGCCACACCCGGCCCGGTTTGCCTTGGCGCGCCTCATCAATGGCCAGAGAGATCATGTCGAGCGGCACACCAGAGAGCGACACCGTGGTGCCATTCGCCACCACCTGCTGTGTCTCCTCAATCGCGCCAAGGCCCAGCAAGCTGCCCGCCCCGGTCCAAATCTGACCATTCCAGACAAGATCGCCAACCCCGGACCAGATCCGTACCCAACCCGACGCAAACTCTCCCTCAAAGAATAAAACAGGCCGCAGCGTGCCCTGCTCAAGCGCCGCCGCAATCTCTGCCGACATATTCCGTGCCATCAGAGCGCCTCCCGTGCCGCCACAGAGAAGCGGAAGCTATCGGCCCGGCTGATCCGCGTCGGCACCGGCTGCGTTAAGCGCAGCGCCACACCCGGCGCGGCCACCTCAACCGGGCTTAGATCCACAGGAGAGGAGCGCAAGCGCGGCGTAAAGCTCAGCACAGCCTCCCCATTGGCATCGGCCGTCACATCCTCCGTGATCTGATAGAGCCGCATATCTTGGCCCGTCCCGAGTGAGATAAAATCCCCCGCCTCAAGCGCCAGCGCATCTGCGTCCCAACCCGAGGTGGTGAGCGTGCCGCCAGACTGACCCGCTCCAGAGACCGCAATGTCTCTCTGCGACAGATCAGGCCGCGCGGCCGAGGGATCGCGCAGCACAAACCAGCCCCGCACCCCGCCAAGCGCGGTGAAGAAGGCCGAGAGCCGCCGCCCATCACGGCCCTTGGTCAGTCCCACCTCAAATGTGACCTCCCACCACTCACCGCCCCAATCTTGGATCTGCTGGCTGCCGGTAAACGGCGAGGTTTGAGCCGTGACCGCCGTCACCAGACGCCGCTCAATCGACCCAATCAATGTCAAAGGAAGCTCACTCATAGTGCATACCCCCGCTGCCGGCGATCACTCACGCTCTGGATCGCCACCCGTTTAATCTCCGGCAAGGCCGCCTGCAGCTTGGCCTCAATCTGCTCCGCCACGCCCATCTGCGCCCCGCGCGCATCGATTGAGATCGACACCCCGCCACCCGCAGCTCCGCCAGGCGAATAAGCCGCCGCCTCGCGTCGATTGAGCACCCGCTCGCCGCGCTGCAGGATCGTCGGCACTTCATCAGGCCGCAAACCAGCCCAGGAGCCAACCGGCTCCACGGTGCCACCAGAATGCATCCGCGCCGCCCCAGCAAACACTGCCGCCGGCACAGAGCGCGACATGCCAGACAGACCCACCATGCCGCCATTATGCGACACCGCCGCCGTGGTGCTGCCACCGCCAAATACGCCGGAAAGCGCATTGGCAATCGGCCCCAGAACCGCGTTCTTAAACGCCAGCACCGCCAGATCCGCGAGGATCGAGCGCACCAGGCCCTTAAAATCCAACTTGCCGGTTTCCACAAAGCTGCGGAAGGCAGACTCGGCATTCTGAAACGCCGATACCAGCGCCCCGCCAACGCCCTTGCCAAAATCCATCGCAGTGTCGGCATAGTCTTTAAGAGACTGCTTCGCGGCTGCCCAGCCGGTTAGCTTATCCTTGACGCCATCCGCCGCACCGCCGGCCGCCGCAAGCGCAGCGGTCACCTTATCCGCCGAGGCCGCCGCCTCATCGAGCGCATCCGCGCCCTCATCACCCGCCCCGGTCATCGCATCTTTGAGTGCCTGCCATGCGGTCAGCGGCCCAGAGGCCGCCGTGCTCAGCATCCGCGCCGCCTCGGCATAGCCAGACGCCCGGATCCGCGCATCATCTGCCATGCCATCAAAAAGCGTCGGCGCTTTCAGAGGATCATCCGCAAACGCGCTCTCATAGGCCTCGCGCGCAGCCTCCCCGAGACTCACCGCCTCCGGCACGGTTTGTTTCCACTCCGTGAGGTCCGGCGCCGGGATAGCCCATTCCGGCCGGCGGCCGCCAAGCGTCAACAGGCTGTTGACCGCAGAGGTCAGCCCTTCAAGGCCGCTCTCCATCGCCTCAACCAGACCATTGATCGCCAGAGCGCCAATCCGATCAAACACCGCCGGTAAGCTCTCCCAGATCGCCTGAACGCCGAGGAACGTGCCCTCAAATGTGTTCAAAATGCTATTGGCCCAGCCGACAACCCCATCACTGGCAGCTTGCAGACCAGCGTAGATCCCCGCTTGTGCCGTAGCCCAACTGCTCTCCACATGCGCCCAGGCCGCCTGTGCAGAGAGCGAGACCTTGGACCAGACCTCGGAAGCCACATCCTTCAACAGACCCAACGCCGCGCCAAAACCGCCCGCGCCAGAGACGAGCTTCGAGAACCAATAGACCAGCTCTCCCGCCCCCACGACCAGCGCCCCGATCCCGGTGCGAACAAGCGCGCCCTTCAACACCCGAAGCGCCCCCGCCGTGCGCAGCGTCATCGCTGCCGCAGCCGCCATGCCGGCAACCCACTTGCCCGCCATCAAAGCCGCAAATGTGCCCGCATAGGCCATGATCCGGCCAATATTGTGCGTCAGCGCATCAAGTCCCCTGCCAATCGGCCCCGTCGAGCGCGCCAGATCCACAAAGGTCTTTGCTAGCCCCTCCAGCACCGGTGCCAAGGCCGAGCCGATCTTATTGCCCATCCCCGTCATCACCTGACCCACAGCCACCAGCGCCGTGCGCGAGCGGTTCAGACCCGCAATCGTCTTGCGATCCATCACCACGCCGAGGTCCGCCGCCCGCTCGGCCAGACGGGTCATCTGAGCGCCATTGTCGCGCAAGAGCGGCAAAAGCGCCGTCGCATCCGAGGCCATCGACTCGAGATAAAACGTCATGTCCTGCTGGCTGGCCCCCGCCTTCTCCAGCGAGGCGATATAGAGCTGCAACGCCTCCGGCCCCGACAGCTTGGCAAACTGCGCGGCCGTCACCCCAACCTTCGGGGCGACATTTTCAAAAAAATCCTTCATCGGACCGCCGCCGGTTTGCAGGAAATCCCCCACACGGTCGTTCACGTCCTTCAAAATATCCGACAGCTTATCCGCCTCGATCCCCACCGTCTCAGCGCCCGCCGCCCAGCCTTGGAACATCTCCGGGTCCGCATTGGCGACCGCCGCCTGTTTTTGCACCTCAAAAGCCCGGTCCATCGCCGCATGGGTCGCCGCCACAGCGCCCGCCGCCGCTGCAGAGGCCGCACCGATTGCGGCGAACTTCACACCCCGCGCAAAAGCCGCCAGCTTGGCATTGGCCCGCTGCACCTCGCGCGGGATCTTCTTAAACGCCTTCTCGCCAGCCTCACCGACACCGCGCAGCTCACCCTCAACCTGCTTACCACCCGTCGCCGCTAAGCGCACCGAGACCTGCTTCGTCGCCATTGTGATCCCCAATCTGCTCGCTAAACTTGCGCACCATCACCGCCTCAATGGGCGGCAACAGCTCTGCGATCACCCGCGGCGCAATGCCAAGCGCGGCCCCCAACTGCAAAGCCGCGCTCATATCCCAGCCGGTGACAACCCCGCCGTCCGCGCCGGCCATCACCCGAACCTGACCTCCAAGACGCTGCACCAGGTCCCAGATCTGCCAGCCCTCAAGGGTTTGCGGCGCGTTCACCAGACATGGGCAATCCACGCAGACGCCAGAGCATCCTGTGCAATAGTCACCGCCCCCGCCGAACTCCCAGTCGGCGAGAGCGGTCAGCCGTTTTTTTCCTGATCCAGCAACATCGCGCCGGCGACGACCTTCTCCTGGAACGCCTCAAACATCGGCCAAAGATCCAGCAAAGCAGAGATCCACTCCGTCGAGACAGGCACAGGCGCGCCCGCCTCATCGCCGACACCCTCCCAGTCTTCGATCACCATTCCGGCAATGACCTTTGCCACAGCAAGCGCCACGGCCTCATCCTCCGGAGCCTCCTCCGCCTGGGTCAGCTGGGCGACGCGCGGATCTTTGCGCGCCGCCAGCATCATCGCCGAGGTCAATGGCTGGACCTTCACGCGCACACCGCCCGCAAGATCCATCCAACGCGATCCCGCCTCAAGATTGAGTTTCAGCATCAGTAAGCCTCCACCGCGTTCACCAGAGTGACAGACGCCATCGCAGAGCCATCCGCCTGTTGCGCCGCCTGCCAATCAAAGCTCACCTGCACGCCCTGCGGCCCGGTGATCTCCCGGCGCGGACGCGGCAGATAGACCGTGGGCACAGACACCGTCAGGCTTTCACCAGAGGCCAGCTCATAGGCAAACTCCAGCGCGCAGGACGTGCCGTTCACCGCCTGGGTCAGCAGCGTGGTATCTGCAAAGCGCACGTCGATCTTGCCCGTCATCGCCGCGATCGAAGGATCCGCCCCGTCGATCTTGCCATCCGCCCGGATCGTCTCCACCCGATCCAGATTGTTGGCGTAATTGATCTCCGCAGAGACGATATTGCCAATCGAAACCCCATTGCGCGTCACCGAGCCGTTAAAATGCCCAAACCGCTGCAGCGCCACCGTGGCCAGTGTCCCAGCCGACGAACTGGTCGCCAGATCCTCGCCTTGTGCCACGATCCCCACCGAGGCCGTCAAAAGCCCCGAGCGCGCCATCGACCAGCTCAAGCGATCCACCATGCAGCCCGCATACATCGCGTAGCTCGGCACCTCCGGGAGACCCGTCTCAATCGAGAACGATGGCAGCTCCCAGCTGCCGCTCTCAAACACATGCGTGTAAGGATCGGTGCCCGTGGTCGCGGGCGCCCCAAACGTGGCCTTCAGCCACAAGCCAAACGCCTCCGCATCCATCGGCACCACCACAGTGCCATCCGCCGTCACCGCATCCTTCTGCGGTGCCAGAGGATCCCGGCCATAGCCAAGCAACTCCGAGGCTTGCAGAGGCTGCTCAGCCCCCAGCGAAGCCGTCGCAAACGGCATCTTCGTATACCCCGAACTCGGCGAAGTGCCATAAGTGGTTTCAAACGCAAGCGCCATTTGCGCGCGCGCTCCTTGGGCTCGTCCCATCTGTGTCTCCTGTATTGAATTGAGATGCTGGCAAGGTCGACAAACGTCTTCTACTTGCAGGTCGGTAAATCGGTATTACGTCTATAAGAAGGGATGGCGGCCGGTAGGGCCAAGCCGCCTGTATGCGCAAAGGGAGCCGACATCATATGACCTCAGATGCTTTATCGGGCCTAATTATGCTCGCCGTGGCAGCGTCGATTCTCTTCTTGGGTCTGTGGATCTATGTCCTGCTGCCAGCCGATATGGCGAGTGACCGCCATCGCAGTGCCTTTGGCTGGGTTCTGGTAAGCCTGATGTTCTCTCCGCTGTTGGCTTGCCTGCTGCTATGGCTGCTGGGAGATAATCCAAACCAACCAGATCGTGCCGACTGACGATTTTATTGCAGCGGGTTTGCAACCGCATAATGCAGGACAATCGGAATAACGGCCGCCTTTAGGCTCGGTGCGCCCTCAACAGGTAGGTCCACTGGCTCCGGGGCTTGCCCCTCTACCCAATCGCAAAGCCCACCCAAAGTGCGATCATCACCATACACATCACCCAAAGCACGACATATCCGATCAAAACCATCTTCATGGTCGCCACCCTGCACAATCACTTCAACCTCCGCAACATGTCGATAATGATAGCGCAAAGGCGATAAGGTCACCTCGGGCTCTCCCGGATCGCCGTCACGCAGAATGACCAGACCACCCGCTGGGATCCGCTCGGGCAGCACAGACCCGCGTAAAACTGTGCTGTTCAGTGTTTTCAGCCGCAGATGCAGCGCTTGCAGGATGGTTTCTCGGGTGCTGGGCATGGTCTTGATTTCCGTTCCAATATTCTACATTGAGCACACCAATGGGCCTGTAGCTCAATTGGTTAGAGCAGAGCGCTCATAACGCTTTGGTTGCGGGTTCAAGTCCTGCCGGGCCTACCAATTGCCCCCTTGGTGGAATGGTAGACACAGAAGACTTAAAATCTTCAGGCCGAAAGGCCGTGCCAGTTCGAGTCTGGCAGGGGGCACCAAAGTTACATCTGTCATACAATTCGGTTTCAAAGCACCAGTGGCGGTCAACCGTTCTGGATTTGCTTCAAGAATTATGGTAGGTATTACCTATTTATACTCACTTGAGGGTTCGATCATGAATGCAGTGCGCCCTGTAGCTGTCAAATTAGATGAGGCCACACGTGAACGGCTTCAACATCTTGCAGAAGTAAGAGAGCGCACGCCGCATTGGCTGCTCCGCGCGGCCGTATCTGAATTTTTGGACCGCGAAGAAAAACGTGAGGCATTCCGGCAGGATGCACTAGCCGCTTGGGCAGAATATGAGATGACAGGTCAATACGTCACTCATGAGGAAGCTGATGCCTGGTTTGAGAAACTCGAAACAGGCAACGATTGCGGACCTCCTGAATGCCACAACTGATATGGTCCCCAGCAGCGCTGCGGGATATTGAACGCCTTCATCGGTTTCTTGTCGAGAAGAACGCTCAAGCGGCGCGCAATGCGATAAAGACAATTCGTAGCAGTATGAACGTTCTTGCTGAGCATCCTGAAGTAGGCCGGCCCGCTGAGCATATGACGCCTGAGTTTCGGGAATGGCTTATCCCATTTGGTAGCAGCGGGTATATTGCTCTGTATCGTATTCATGACCAGAAGGCCGTGGTTCTAGCCGTTCGCCATCAACGGGAAGCTGGGTACTAAGGCAAGTTCACAGTTTGCCTCTCCCCCACTTAGCCACAACCCGCGCTGGCAAGCCCGCCTGCACGCGGTCAGCATCGCGCGGCAGATCCAGACGTTTTGCCAGCTTCACCTGCGGCACCAACAGGAAGATCGGCACCGTTGCGCGTCCACGCCCCGTTTTGGAGCGGGATTCGACGCCAAGCCCACGCGCGTTAAGCCGCCCATCGGCCACCAAGAGACTTGGACCACGGCGCCGATAGACAAACCGCAGCCGCAACCCGCGCCGACGCTCCCACTCGCCGGGGGTTAAGGCTTTGCCGCGTGTCCCTTTGCCAGCCGCAGGCAAAGGGATGGCCAACCAAAACCCATCCTTCGATCGGATCAGAGGCCCTGTATCATGCGCGCCGATGATCTCAGGCGCTTTCGACCAAACAAAGGCCGCAGCACTTAAGCTTTCCCCAGTTTGAGGATAAGCCCGGCTGCGAATGGAGTTGCTGAGGCGTCGCCCCAGTCCCGCCCCGGTAACCTGCGCCCGCCAATCTCCTTTCAGCTCTTGGCCTGCCTCACGCATCGCCCCGGTGACGGCTTTCTCCCCGGCCTTGATTTCAGCCGCCATGGCCGCAACCAGGTCCGGGGTGATATCTACCGAGAGTTTCATGCGGGGGTGAGCTCCAAGGTCCAGAACAATCGCTCCCGGTCCCGTTGTGGTTCCCCCTGAATGAGGAAGGTCTCTTCCCCGATCAGGATCTGCTCATCCGGACGCGGGGCTGGAATGTCCGCCACCCGAACGTCCATCCGGGTGGTGTCTGACATAAGACGCGCCGCACCGAACGACGTGATTACATCCGGGCGACGCAGGATGCCACGCGCCCGGGTGAACTGTCCTTCAGCATCCCGGTGCCAGATCTCAATGGAAAGGTTGGCATCAAGGAACAGAGCGGCAGTGGCATATGCAAAGGCAGACATGCTGGCTTAGTTCGAACTATGCAGGCGGATGGCCAGCCGCGGGCGCTTATTGACCGGTAGGATGGAGCTTTCGGTCATCAGATCGATCCAACGCCCCTTACTGTCCATCTGCTGGCGGGCATAGAGCGGCAGGCCGACGGTGTTGGCGGTCTCGAGAAGATTGGCTGGCCCGCCATAGGTGGTGAAGGTGTCAAAGGTACCCATCGGGAAGGCAATGCCTTCGCCTGCCGGGATCAGACGTTCAGAGGTGCCATTCGAAAGGGTCACCGAGCCGTTATATTCCTCAAAGAGGATGCCCGCGAAGGGGAAGGCGCGACGCATGTCGTCACGCAGTGGCTGACCGCCGGTGGCCGAGTAGAACTTGTAGGCGTCTTCGGTCTTGGGATGGCTAATCAGCTTGTCGAAGAACTCAGAACTCACCAGGGCATGGGCCGTCGTCATGGTCTCGCCCAGAAGATTGTCCTCGATCCCGCGCAGGATCGTGCGGACCTTGCCTTGAATGTTTGTACCAGCCGTGCCGAAGACGAAGTCGACCGAGATTTGCTCAAGACCAAACTCGGTAAAGTAGTTGTAGAGGGTCGTGCCTGCGCCGTCTTTGACGATGCCACGCAGAGCGTTCATCTCCATATACTCCCGTGTCTGGGCATGTTTGCGCCGCATGAGGGTAAGCTTGCGGTTCATCACCTCAACCAGCGGATCGGCTGCATCCGAGACACCCAGTGCCGGCATGCCCTGAATGTCTGCGGGAAGGATGACATCGTCATGGGGGATCCAAGGCAGAGCAAAGCTGCGCATCTCGCGGGTCTCACGATTGCCAACCGTGGCAGGAGCACCAAGAGGGACAGAGGGCAGGAGGCTTAAGACCCCCTTGCGCTGCTCAATGACGATGGAGCGTTGGGTGACACCTTCAAAGCGAAATAGGCCAATCTGGCCAAGGCGGGTGTAGAGATTGGGCAGGATATTGATGGCCTGCGTCATCTCGGCGAGCGAATAGCCGCCCGCATCAAACGGGTTGCGGGTGATGGTCATAGGGAAACTCCGGGGAATAGAGGGATGTGTGTGAGGCAGTGGGGGCGCTTAGGCGGTATCGCGAGGGATGATGCCCAGCGCGCTCAGCTGCCCGAGCTTGGTCGTGATTTTGGCGTCGTCATCAACTGTGGTGTCAAATACGAGGGCTGACTTTGAGACAATTGCAGGGCCGCGCAGCACGACGATGGCGTTGATGTCTCCATCTGTGGCATCGGTTGCATAAAGTAGGACACCGGCAGCCGTTTGGGCGCCATCCGTGCCGCCAGAGGTGGCGAGTTTGTATTTGCCGCTAGCAGTGATTTTGCCCAGCACAGCGCCAACCGGGTAGCTCGTGCCGGCGAGTAAAGTGATGGTTTCTCGTGTGTAGTTGGGGTTCAGCTCATATTTGAGCACATCGCCCATGGTGGGCGGTTGGGTCAGGACAGACATGGGTCATCTCCACTCAGAGGATAAAAGAAAGCCCCCACCGCGTGCACGATGGGGGCTCAAGGTGGGTGCAAAGAAGGGAGGGTGAGTTAGGTCTTTGCACCTGAGGCAGAGCGTTTCGCGGCCGCGACAATAGGGCTTTCTCCCGCTTGGCTTTGAACGGGAGAGGGAGGGGCGGCCACGATGTCACGAGCATCAGCGGCCGCACTGGCGCGCTCCAAGACAAGACTGCGTAGGGCGTCAGGTGTGGTGCCCTCGCGCAGGGCTTTGGCGGCATCAATGGCAATGCCGAGGCGTCCAGCCTGCGCGGCGATCTCGGTGATTTCTGCCGCTTCCTGGCGCAGCTGCGCGGAAACCTCTGCAAGAGTGCTCTGTTGCGCCGCGGGTGGTGCGTGCATGGGCGCTGCGGTAGCTGCGGGCGCGGTGTCTTCTTCGTGCACGCCGCAGGCATCATCCTGAGCGTCCGAGGTTTCACCGGCGCTCTCCACCGTGGTGTCTTCAGTATCGATGGTTTCTGCATTTGCTGCAGCGACATCTGTTTTGGCGCTCATGGCGGCCTCCTTTGGTCGGGGATGACTGGCGCGGGGCAGCCGCGCGGTTGGGGATGGGGCAGACAGGCTTTCTCGGAAGCGCGTAAAGCCCCGGGTGAGATCGGCAACTTCATCAGCCAAGCCTGCGGTCACTGCGTCCGCCCCG